AGGCTACCAGACGACTGCAACGAACCACCTTCACCATCGGTAAGAGTAATGAACGTCATCTTCTCAATAGAATTTGATTTGATGTAATCACCAATGTTCAAATAGCACCATGCGAGAGCTTCGTTGAGAGGAGTACCACCCATTGAGTAGCCCTTGTTATATTGGAAGCGACGAGCGATAACTCGTTTTGCCATGGCATGGAATTCGCTTGTTGTCATTTTGTTAGAGAACAACTCAAGCAAGTGGAAATTGTTGGATGCATTCGACAAGACATTTTTACCATCATTCTTGATGGCTCGCTTGCGTTCAAAAACAGCACGTTGGTCGTAGTCTGAATAATCAGCACGATCGCTATACTGTGAAGTAAAAGCAAACACACGGTAAGGAATGTTGATTCGAGTGCAGAACATCGCAAGGTTGATCACTTGTTTCAATGTATCGCGGATAAGGTGATCCATTGAACCAGACCAGTCCAACAAAAACAACATACCATGGTTCTTACCTTCAGGAAGAACAGTCACACGTTTGAACAAATCGTCTTGAAGTTTGTATGACCAAACTCGTTTCATATCCAACGAACCAGACTTAGATACCTGAGCACGTTTGTAAAGCTGAGCAGACTTGCGCATCTCAAATTCTTTGACAAGGTAATTCACGGCACGACTTGTTTCGTTCTTGAACTTTTCGTACTCAGCATTATCATGAGCGATGACTCGTTTCTCTTCATCAGAAGGTACGTCAGAAGCCCACACTGCCTTGGTTTCAGAGAGGATTTGACGATATGGAATCACAGGACTCTTGAAATATTCTGTATCAAATTCATGATAGAGATACTCAGTTGTGTCGTCAGCAAGGTCTTCCAATTGCTTGGAGAAAACCTTTTCTGTTTTAGATTCCATCTCAGCGTCAGACGCTTCGCTCTTAACTTCTTCTTCTTTTTCTTGGTCTTCGTTAGAAGGTTTCGCAGTTTTCTTTGGCTTCAGGTCAGCTTCATCTTCATCTTCCATGTCCTGATCAAAGTCATCAAAATCAATGTCATCAAAGTTACCCTGATCTTGCTCTTTTTGCAAGTCTTCTAAATCTTCAGGGGTTGAATTAAATTTTTGCTGTTGCTTTTGTTGCTCAATCTTTTCCTTTGTATAGGCAAAGATTTCGTTGGCAAGAGCCAGTACCTCATCGATGGTTTCAATGCGCTCGGCACGATTCACGAAACTTTTTTCTTCTGGTGTGAAGGTAACGCCACACTGGAAACCAGCCTTGAAATACAGATTGATCTTGTCAATCAGAATCAGACTGTTCAAGTCTTGAACCTGTTTCAAACCGAAGAAGTCTCGTTCATTCAGCTGTTTATAACCTTCGTTCATGCGTTTACGCAGACCTGGATACTTACGCTTCATGAGTTTCTCGATGCGAACATCTTCAATGATGTTGCAGTAACCCTTCAATTTTGGATTCTTTTGGAAGGGCGCAAAATATGCATCGCCATCAGTGAACAAGGCATGACCAACTTCGTGGCCAATCAACATGTCCTCAATCTCAGGGGTCATGTCTTTCCACAAAGGTAGTGTGAGAACACGGGACTTAACATCAAAGGATGCGGTGCGTGTACGAGCACGAACAACTGAAAGGTTTTCCGTTGCAAGTAAACGAGCAGACAAGTCTGATGATTTAATTTCCATATTACTCTCCAAATGCCATTTCAAATTCAACTGCGGTCAGTTGCGTTTCAATTTCTTCACGATTGGCCAAACTTAGGTCACAGGCAAAAACCAACGAGTCTTCAAGCCCATAAGAACCAGCCAATTCAGCCAGTTCGAAGTCACTAAATTCATCCCACATAACGATCCTTTTTATCAATTTATACAGTAATTATACTCTTATTGAGGTAAATGTCAAGCACTATGTGAAATAACCCTACAGGGTGTAGGGTTATTACTTTTGGTTTAATATCAATGACTTACAGCTCAAAAAGCCAAGTAATTGTACCCAGTTTCCTTCTTACGAGTCAGAACACAGAAAACAGTGCCGATTTGGTAAGTGAACTTACCTTCACCAGCATCAACCTTTACGATGTTATTAGGCGTAAAGGTGATCTCATTGTAGTATTCACCATCTTCGTCAGAACCAGTTACTGGATCACCAAACTCGTCTTCGTTAGGACCAAATCCGTAGTTAGTCTTTGAGTAGAACCCAAAGGTAACTTGACCGCTCAGAGGATTACCAGACCACTCAGTACGAACATTGCGATCGCGGATAGGTTCACCATTCACAACCAACTGTGAATCGAAACGACCATTGTTGTTGAACTCAGGTTTTGCGTTCAACATCTTCAGCGCATCTTGAGGAGATTCGTCGTAACGATTCATTTCCTCAACCAATGCTTTCAGCATGTCAAAGTTAAACTGCTCAAACAAAGCAGAGATCTCAACGATCTTCGAGATATAATCTTTGTTCACCAAAACATCGTTACAATATTCTTCAATGAATGTTGGGTCAAGTCCCTTGAAGTCGAGCATGTAATAGATACGTCCTGGACGATTACGCATATGTTCATTGACACGCCACTTGTCGTTACAAGTAATCACGAACAGTTTACGAGAAGGGAACACACCATCAAGCAGAGTCAATGCTTTCTCTTGGTCTTCATTATCATAAACCTTCTCAAACTCATCAAAGAGAATGACGCAGGGTTGCTCGATATCCTGCAGGAACTTATTGAAGCCATCTCCAGTCCATGCGTTATTGATAATGATAGTAGGAATATCAATTGCTGCAGCGTCAATAGACAAAGTCTTAGCCAGCAAAGATTTACCAGAACCCTTTTCGCCAGTCAACATCACGCCAGTTGAAACATCACGGTCAAGATAGGTGCGCAGAATTCGGCTAGAATTTTTGCAAGTGTCTCCGTAAAGTTTCTTCAGCGGAGTGAATGAATCAACCATCTCTAGGAAGAAGAATCCACCCATCTCGTTAAACTTGACAGTGTAATTGCCAACAGGAAGTTTGGCTTGAATATCTAACGCTTCCTCAGATGCGATGCGGAAGGTGTTAGAATTACGAATAAAATACGACATTACAAAAACTCCATAATATTTGAAACACAATTATACCCCAAGACTTAATAAAAGTCAAGGGGTATTTTCAATCACTTGTTACTATTTTCACGAACCTCTGCAAAAGTGTACTCGCGAATGACTTGACCATCACGGAACACAGTTTGCATTGCTTCAGTCCAGCCACCGAAACCCTTATCAGTCCAACCAGTTGGTGGAGTTACACCAGAGGCAAACTCACCACCAGAGTTGGTCCAGAGAGTAACTCGACCAGCCTTAGACTTCTTACCAGAATCAGTGATAGGGTCTTTCTGAACGTCAACCCATACATCATTAATCTTGGCAGAAGAACACTTCATCGCAAACTTTTGAGTATCGCGATCAAGTTGTTGCAACAGAGCACCACCCATACCAAATGCAATGTTATCTGCAGACCAGCCGTAGACCATAAAGTCTCCGAGGATCATACGGATAGTGTGTTCGTTAACACCATCACCTTGGATCAAACGCACGTTGTTCAAAACCTTGAACCCTTTAGCGTTGGTAGTGTAACCAAACTTATCGCCAAGGATTTGAATCAATTGACGGCAGATAGTAAGTGGGTCGCCGCTATCTGGACGAATGACAACAGTAGCGCCACTTTGAACAACTTCATCGCGGAGATCTTCTCCCCAAAGTTTACTTGCGGCATTAAACACATCGTAGCTATCAGAAACCACAGCAACAATGCTGCCAGGTTTAGCAAAGTTAGTAAGCATGTTACGATAAGCATTTACTTCACCTTCACGTCCCCAAGAAGTAATTGTACTGTGCTCTGCGGCAGGAATTGAGAAACCTGCAATCCCAGCACCATAGTATTCACGAGCATACAACACACCAGTAAGAGTATCACTACCCATGAAGTTAACCAAGTGTGCCGCACCTCCGATACCCGAAGATTCCATGCTAGAAACACCACGAGCACCGAAATCGTGCAACTTAAAATCGATGAGAGTAGGGTCACCTGTTTTCTCCAAATAATCAAGAATTACTTTCTTGATGGTTTTGCTTTGAGTAGCAACGGTAGTAGGATACCACACGGCACGCAGCAAAGCGGTTTCAAGATAAGTTGTCAACCAGAAACATTCAGGATCCGTGTTTTCAATAGTTGCCAATACATTTTTAACAGGCACCACAGTGCCTTCAGGAACAGCACGGATAACGACAGGAAGGTAACCTCCGTGTGTTCGTAGAATGTACTCCCATCCTTGTCGGTTAAAGGGTTCTCCGTGAGCAGTGAGTATCTCATCAGCAATATCAATATCGGCTTGGGTGATTGGCTCAAGTAGGTACTCCTTGATGAATGCTTGTAAACCGAAGAACACGGTTTCGTCGTAACGACCACCACGAGATTCGATATAGGAATATACACCAGTTGTTCCAGCTGGGTATTGTTTGAACATAGAAACTTTGTAGCTGTCAGTGTTCAGAAGAATGTTTTTTGCGAGTTTCATAGTAAGCTCCTTACAGTTTAGCGAATGCAGGCATCGGCATGACACCTGTTACTTTAGAAATGATGTCCTTATGGTCATCATACATTTCGATGTTGTTCAGTGCATCAGTAAGTGGCACCCACTTGCACAGAGCAGCATCATCAGCACCATTGGCACGTGGTAATGAATAATCAGGATTAGGACTGATTCGCATATACACAGCCATAGTGTTTCTTGGAATACCGAACGAACGACTTGGGTCGTCAAACAATTCAGTCTTCACAATTGAACCACGTAGAACCTTCTCAGGTACACGTACATTTGTTTCTTCAATTAACTCTCGGATTGCGCAGTCGAGAAATGTTTCACGCTGATTGCGAAAACCTCCTGGAAGCGCCCAAGCATTTTTTCCTGGGCTGAATTTACGCTGAATGAGAAGGACATGTCCTTGGCACTCGAGCACGGCATCGGCGCAGTTGAAGTTAAGGGTTTCGGGGAATGGATAATCTTTGAAAGTTTGTTTTTCTTTTTGATAGAAGGCATAATCGCCTCGCACTGTTTCTGGCATGTCTGGATCTTTAAGATCGAACATGCGTTGTCGAACCTGAGTTGCATTAATAGCATATTGCGACTCGATGCTCTTAAAGGTTAATTCGGGGAACCACTTGAGGTAATCGTTACCTTCTTTCATATGACCGAACAAGACAGGAGTACCCATATCATATTGTTCAATGGTCGCACGAACGTCAGACATCCATTGAGTGTCCGAGTAGCGGTAGTCGTTCAGAGGGATAATTTCGTAGTTGGTGATACGATTTGCAAACAGCTTAAGATGAAGCATTTGCTTGCGCTCATCAAATGTCCAAGGGTTTTTAATACTACGACATTGATTGGCAGAACCAACAAGGATGTACAGTTTTTGTACTTGAGAAGCAGCCATACCCAGAGCATGGATATGACCTTGATGTACAGGCTGAAATCGCCCAATAAAAATTCCAGTTTTCACTCTAAGCTCCTTAGAATAGTAAGGGTTGACTACCAACCCTTTTGTCTATTTAGTACAATTATATCTCAGGTTTGAGATAATGTCAAGCATTTTCTTCTAATTTTTTTGTTAAACCTTTGGTTTTAGATTATTACAGAGAAGTCATTACGCTTCTCAAACTTAATAACCGAGCGAAACTTATCAAACAACTGGTCGCCTTTGTGACTGATGACAAAGATGTTTGAATTTTCACCGAACTGGTCCATAAGGTTCAAGAAGTAATCTGTTCCTGCTGTATCCAAAGATGAGTCAAAAATTTCATCAAGCAACAATAGGTTTGTGTTAACAGAGTTCTTCATCTTAGCAATCTGACGCCAAGTGAACAGAATAGACAAGTCAATACGCATCTTTTCGCCTTCAGAGAAACTGGCGTATGTAAACTCATCACGATATCGCGACTTGATAACTTCGTTGAACGCTTCGTCTAGTTCAAAGTGGATGTAAGTATCCATTGCATTTAGATACTTGTTGATCAACTTGTTCATCGCAGGAAGGTACTCACGAATAATCGCTGTCTTAATACCAGTGTCCTTTAACAGGATGTTGGCAACTTCCTCGATGTTACGATTCTCTAGAAGAATATTCTTTTCAGAAATCTTTTCAAGAGCAGTCTTAGCGAGGTCTTTCAACTTACGCTTCTCTTCATCGATGTTAGTTGTGTCAGCTTTATGTGATTCCTTTTCAGCTTTAAGAGAATCAATTTGAGAGTTGAGTAAAGTTACAGTAGAGTTCTTGGTTGACAACTCTATGTTCTTATCAGTAATTTTGTCAACAATGGTATTGATATCTTTTAGTTTAGTCTGTAAAGTTTCTAGAACATCTTCGAGTTCATTAATCTTCTGGTTGCTATCCTGCATCTTATGATGTAAGTCATGGATAATTTTAGACTTGTAATCTTCCGTAATGTCCTGGGAACACTGCGGACAGACATCATTCTCTGCGAAAAATTCGGCATCATGCCCACAGGTTTCAACTTTTTGGTTGAGCTTTGATCTGATTGTTTTGGCTTTGTCGATATCTTCAACAACTCTGTCTTTAGTTGAGATGCTTGTTTTAAGTACGCCGATCTCCTCGATGAGGGTTGATATCTCGCCATTGACCTCAGCGATCGTATGCTCGTTAGTAGAGATCTTCGCTTCAAGTGCTTTGATCGTTTCGGTTTTTGCATCAGAGATAGTTTTAATGAGAGTCGATTGAGCATCAACCTTGCTCTTAGCCGTGGATATTTCATTCTCAATTCTAGTGATGGCATCTTTAGTCTCCTGCGCCTTACCTTTTAATAACTGATTCATTGTAGAGAAAATACGAATGTCAAGAATGTCTTCAATAACATCACGTCTCTGCGCTGAAGTTAGTTGCATGAATGGAACAAACGATGCGCTACCAAGGATAACAACCTGAGTAAACGTCTTATAATTTAGACGAAGGATTTGTTGCTCAAGAACCTTTTGATAATCGCGACTGGCAGCGTCTTGGTTAAGCAACTCATTGTTACACCAAATTTCAAATACGTTCGGTTTAATTCCACGAATAATCTTGTAGTCTTTTCCACCAACAGTAAACTCAATCTCAACCAAACAACCCTTACCATTGATAGAGTTAACCAGCTGACCTTTGTTGACATTACGGAATGGTTTACCAAACAATGAAAAGCACAACGCATCTAAGATTGTGCTTTTACCTTCACCGTTCTTACCGATGATCAATGTAGTTGTGGATTTGTCTAATAAAACTTTGTTTGGAGAATTACCTGTTGATAGAAAGTTCTTCCAACTTACGCTTTTGAATACAATCATTTATCCTTCCACTCCCAACCAAGCATCAACTTAGTAAAGATTCTATGTAGTAAATTAGGTTTTGATTTACGACCAACTGTCAAATCAGGTGTCAATTGCCATGAGCCAACAGCACCGTCTGGTAAAACTTGGAATTTTTGGAACGTTGGATCAACAGTAGCCCATGTTGTTGAACCTGTTAATCCAGCACCAGACATTAAGAACATACCGCTGGTAACGCTATTGGCAAGTAGAGCCTCACGTTTCTGCTTTTCATACTGTTCGCATGGAGAAAAGTCTAGATCAAGAACAATTTGTTCAGTTAGTGGCCAGAAGAATTGAATCTCTTGTTGGTACATTATACAACCTCAATGTTAATCGCCTCAGTATATAAGCCACGCATGTAAGATTTAATTCTATCTCTATCAACATCAGTTTCAACCGAGTCAATATAATTTCCAAGAACGGAAACTGTATCCTCTAAGTTAATTTCTTCGTCGATTTCACCAGACTCAAATTCAGAAAGGTCTTCAACAATCTTAATCTCATGGCAACCTTTATTATATAACTTCTGAGTGAACTTGTCAAACTTGTAGTAATCAGACTTATCGACTACAACAAGTTTAACATACTTGTCTTTCAGATCTAATGTGTCTAGGTCGACAGGCTCAGTTTCTTTGTCGGAGTATTCGATTCTTTCGTACATTCGATGAGGATTTTCAATGAAGTCGAGTTGTCTTGTACTGAAGTCGAACAAGTGGAATCCTCGGGGATCGTTATAATCCTGCCAAGTAAGTTCGTACGGATTTCCCAAATAGTAAATACTGCCGTTGTTACTACGATGGTGATAATGGCCACTAAAGACCATATCAAATTTGTTGAAAGTTTCGACAGAAAATCCTTCATGGCTTTCCATTCCCCTATACATTGCGAACCCAGCAATCTCAAGATGCCCCATGCATATTGTAGCAGTTGTGTTCTTAATCTCATCCATACTTTGCGTGTAGTTTTCAGGACAGATCCAAGGTAACATACAAACCTCATAACCACCAACGTCAATTGTTTTGGGTTCAGAAATTACTTCAATGTTATTGTACTCAGCTAACAATAACTCAGGGGAGTTTACGTTGTTGGTGTTCTTGAAGTAAGTATCATGGTTACCAGCAAGCATATGAACACTAATACCCATTTCTTCCAACTTGTCGAAGAACATCTTCTTTGCTCTGTCCAATGCATAGAAGTTGACATACTTTCTTCGATCAAAGGTATCACCAAGCACAAGAACAGTGCTAATACCATTTGCAACCAAAGTAGGGAAAAAAGTATTTTCATAAAATTTTTCGAAGAAATCTAGAAATGCAACACTGTCATTACGAGCACCGAAGTGCTGGTCTGTGATAATTGCTACTTTCAAATGAACCCTACCTTTCGCTCAGCTGGCTTGTTAGTTTGTTTGTTGAAAATCTCTGCAATGCTATACTTAGACTTACCAACTTCAGCTTCGCCAACACCAAGACGCTTAGACAATGCGTTTGCCTCATCATGGTTAAGTTCAGCGAAGGTAACGATATCGAAACAACGTCCTGGACGAACCAACGCTGAATCAATATCACGGATAGATGGAAGGTTGGTAGAGAAGATCATCTTCTTACCTTTAGTTGTGACAAGTCCATCACCGACGTTTAGGAATCGGTGCATCATTGTGTTGCCATCGCTACGAGATTTAAGGAACGCATCAGAGTCTTCAAGAACCATGATGTTATCATCGCCTTCAATGAAGCGAGCGAAGAAACCATCCTTGTCTAAGATGCCTGAATCGTAGGAAACAATAGCTGAGGAATTTGTGTGGGCAAGTAAGCCACGGATGAAGGTAGTTTTACCAGTACCTGGAGGTCCAATCAACAAAAGAATATTTGCTGAAGATTCCATATAACGATCGTAGTAAGATTCAAGAGATTCACCTTTAAGGAAAGGGTACATCTCTGCGCATGGCAAACGATCACGATTGAGCGGAACATTAACAGACTGACCATCGCTACCGTAAACCCATTCGATATGAGAAGTAACAACGTCAAATTTTGATTCAACCATCGCAACAATAGCATCAGCAAAGTCAGCATCACCATAGGCACGAACAGACGTTGTGTTACTATTCACATCAAAGCGAACGTAGTTGTTTGTATCCTTCTCAATGATAATACCATTAGAAGAATTACCCTGAACATGCAGGTCGTTCTTGAATGCATCTTCAGCCCACTCAGCCCAATGCTCTCTATTACAAAGAACGTTGGTCTCACGGTGGACGGTGCGTTGACCAGAGTCAACACGACGTTTCAAAATTTCTGCTACGATTAGATCATCGATATCAGAAGCGCCAAGGAAAATTTTATTGTCAGTAGTTTCGTTCATAATCTTTTTCAAAGGTAACATGTTATCATAGGCATCCCAAGTCATTCGCCTCAGAGTTCGCTCAGCGCGACGTCTACGTCTTCTTCTTGTGACTCTACTCCGAATCGGAGGATAATCCCGAGTCGATGCTGTCAGGTTCGCTAACCATTGTTGGATCGATGTTGTCGAGGTTCCCATTATCATTCTCATCATCTATAAATGCGTTCAATGTATTTTCCATTTTCTTCTTGGCAGCTTTTTCTTTCTTGCGACCAACGAAGTCATCGAACGTATTGTTCTGTTGCATAAACTCAAGATAAGCGTTATGGAATTCGCCGCTCTCATCTTGTTCTTGTAACTCAAACATTTCAAAAGGCATGTTTTGAATCAGCTTACCTTTAATGTATGACTGTTTCTTTTCTTTTGCGATCCTACGAAGGAACGCATAGTAAATAATTTGCGTGAAGTAAGCGAAGGGGTTCTTGGATTTAGAAGGGTCAAAGTTATCAATATACTGGATGCAGTTCTCAATGCCGTCTAGGATCATATCCTCACGATAAGAGTAGTTGATAAAGTTGGGTTTGTAAGAGAGATGCGTGGCAATCTTTAGAATACATTCGCCGACGTAATTACTAACAATTGGCTTGGGTAAGCCGTTCTCTTCAGCATGTTTTATTTTTTCTTTCATCTCAACAAGAGCTGCGAGAAAGTCAGCATTATTTACGTAATGAGCCATAGCATTTTGAAGTCCTATAATTTAACATAATGAAAGTATACTCTATCCAAACGAAAAAAGCAAATCTAAATTATTGCAATTATGCAACTAAAATAAATTTGCTTTCTTTGTCGAAACCCTGTATAATAACCATGTTGGGTTTGATGTTAGATTAGTGTTTAGTATCGTTACCTTCTACGAACCAACCCTTTTCGTCGGGGACAGGTTCCTCGTCGTAAGCGGTCTCTAGCTCGTCTCCAAAGATATCCGCAAGCATCTTGATGCGCTTTCTCGCTTCTTCAGGAGAAATTCTCTCGTGTTGCACTTCTCCCTCTGAGTCATGCTGCAAGACGATCCTCTTATAATGGGGAATCATGACCTCCTTCAGAGGTTTGATAAAAATCACATTCTTCTTATCTATATCAAACACATTGTCGTCTGTAAATTGGCAGTACGGATGCGCAGTAATGTGTTCTCTTCCCTCGCTTACAACAGGTATAGTTCTAATGATCATAGGATCGACGATCTGGAACATAGTATCGTTCTCGTCTTCAAGCACGCCCATGATTTGTTCACCAGTGCTCAATTTCATTACAACATAATATTCGTTACCAGTTAACATAACTCTACCTCAACAAGTTTAATCTTAAACTCTTCTTCAGCGTAAGTTTTATAACGCTCAGCAGCATGATTTAATGTATGATTTTTCCATGACTTCCAGTGCAGGTCGTCTGCGATATCATACAAATTACACTTACTCTTTCCATCCTTCAAACGCAACCCTCTACCGATAGATTGTAAATTCCGAATCTTCGATTTAGATGGTGATGCGAAAATAACATTCTCAATTGAAGGGATGTTAATTCCTGTACTAAACGTACCGAACGAAGCAATAATAATAGCGTCTTCTTCGCCTTCGGTAATGTGACGAATAGACTCTCTATCTGCAGTATCAGTTCCGCCATGCACAAAGAAAACTTTTCTTTCTTCGTGCACCTTTTTTGTAATAAGATCGTATAGGACTTTACCGTGTTTTTCAACGTATTGAAAAAGAACCAGCGTATTGCCTTTAGAATTTACTGCCAAGTTTCGGATAAACTTATTTCTTGCTTCACAAGTAACAAGCCAATCCATTTCTTCTTGGTACGTGTTATTTTTTCGCCCTTTACGAATCTCATCAGTATATTTCATTACCAGACACATAATATTTAGGTCAGCCAGTTTTCCGCTATCCATTAACTTCTTGGTAGTGGTAACTCTATGGACTGGACCAAACACGCCTTCCAGTACAAGTTTATGAACCTTCTTATTATCTAGTGTACCTGTGGTACCAATACGATACCGAGTAGTATCCATCTTTTCCATAACTGTCGTAAGCGACTTCGCCTTAAAGTTATGAGCCTCATCTCCAAACATTACATTGAATTGTCTGAACCATGACTTTGGTTGTAGATAAACAGACTGCCATGTTGTAATCAATACGTCTTTAGAGAAGTCTTTACTAAAACCACTGTATAGTTTTTGACAGTGTTCGTCGACTGGCCATTGGTTTATTTCTGAATAGTCTTGAAAGTCAGCGTATAACTGCTCGACCAGAGATGTAGTTGGAACAATGATGATACACTTGCGTCCAGCATTAAGATGCCAACGCACGATAGAATAGATGATAAAAGATTTACCTGAGGCAGTTGGTGATAGAAGTAGTGTGCGTTCTTCATCAATGGCAACTGTCATCGCTTCGATTTGGTAGTCGCGGATTTCAATCTTTTCTGGTAAATCTAAAGCAGTAACGAACTTGGTCATAACAGTTGGTGTTATGTTGTTCTTTACGTTTACCTGATTGACGTATTCGATTTCGTATCCATTGTTAATGGCGAACTGTTCAACGTATGGAACCAAACCAAGATAGAGTGTCTTTCTTAGCGCATCATATAACCTTACCTTACCATCCCATAGTCGTGCTCTAAACTGAGGTGTGAATCTGGCACCTGGATATTCATAGGTAAAGAAGTCTACTAATTCTTGTTCAATGCTTGGGTCTGAAAACACACGAACAAAGACTTCATCAAGTTTTTCAATCTTTAATTTCATTACATTCCAGCTAGGAATTTCTTCCACTCAACTGCTGTTTTAATTTGCCAATCTCTTGCTTTAATTTGACTTAGAACTGACTCAAGGAAGTATATCATCGTTTCAAGGTAGTCAATTTTAACACGCATAATATTAAGGTCGTAGTCCCCAGTAAGGAACTCATCCATTTCATTCTTCAGGGGTTTGACACCCTGCCACTGCTCCCATCCGAGGTCAGTTAATTCTTGACGTGAGAGTTCTCCACGATAAAGTCTGAATTTATTTTTACGAAGGATGTTGTAATCAGAACTCAACTTAGTGTGTTTGAGTTTGATATTGACCAGTAGCTTTAGATACTTTGCGTGGAGTTTTGGAGTTGCTGTAGTAGTTTCGCCAAGATAGTTATCATCTATCTGGCAGTCAATGTCCCACGCTTCTTGTAATTGTTCAAGATTCATAATAACCTCAATATAACATTAATGTAAGTATTTATGCGAATTCGTACAGGGTAAATCTAAATGTAGCAGAACCAACAAGATAGTTGACTCCATCGTTTGTTGACGAAAACGTAACAGACTCTAGAGCAATTGGGAAACAATCAGTGAATGTAATTGTTCTAATTGCATTATTGTTTGCATCAAGAATCTGCATAGTGGCATCAGAGTAAGTCTTAGCCAATTCGCCATACGCAGTAGTGTCGCCGTTGATAAGATTTACGTACTGACTATATGAATCAGGGAAACCAAGAGCAACAATCCAATTGTATATCATGTTATAGTTTAACATCTGCTCGTCGATTAGGAATCTAATCTGTAGAGTGTCGTATGTTAAGTGGTCGCCTGGAAGTGGTGCGGTGGCAAATGGTGTCGAGAAAGCTGGATCGCCAAGTGTGATACCTGGAAGGGTTGCCTCTTGACAAAAGAATGTCAGATTCGGTGCTTTTGTGATGGCGAAGTTGAACCCATTAGGCGATAATGGATTTAAGCCAGCTGGTAGAGATGATATAGTCATTAGTTACTTTTTGGAACTGGTAGTGGTTTTAGATTATGTATATCTTCGCCGACTGGAGGAGTCAGTGGTTTTAGATTGTTAATGTCTTCTCCAACAGGTGGTGTGAGAGGAACCAAAGACTTTGGGTCTACATAACTTATATCTGGTGGGTTTGGCATACTATCTCCTTTATTTTATATTTATAATGGAAAAAAGGGAGCCGAAGCTCCCTTTGAAACACCTATCTTACGTAGGTTTTTGCTACCGCTACTATTATAGTAGGTTGGTAACTTTAACTTTACGGTAGTAGTAGTTCTTGTTAGCAGTGATAGTACCACCCATTGCAGAAGTACCAGTACCATCGTCAAGATCAACGAATGGGTTAGCAACTAGACCGTAACGAGTCTTGAAGCCAATCTTAGGTTGGAAGCTGTTAGGATCAACAGCACGAACCATTTGTAGAGGTACGTATGGGCAGTAGAACAAGCCAGCGTCAAAAGCAGAAGCGCCTTTGTAACCAACAACGAAGAACTGAGTAGCAGATACGT